TAGCACTACTAGTTTTCACGCCAGCAGTAGCTTTTGGTCAGACTGTTACGCCTAATTTTACTCAAGGCAGTATGCAGGCCACTACAACTACTACTACCAATATCACTCGGACTATTGATACCGATGTGTATGGTGGATCTTATTCATCATGGTCTGGCACAAATGTAACCCCCTCAGCCGATTTATCAACCTTTACAGTCGATACTGCAGGCGATCCGTTTCAGTACGAGGTAACGACTCGTGCGGCAGGGGTAATCGAAGACATCACAATTACCGAAGACATCGACATCACTTCTACTACCACGTCCTTGTCTATCTTCTCGCAGTAGGACCGGCTTATGCTGAAGAGCCTCGCGTACAGAATACCTCTAATCCTGTTGCCGCTGCTACTGGTAACGTCACAAATCAAGCGGTGCAATTCCAGAACAATGGAGCACCGTCTCGTCAATACTTCGCAGGGAGCAATTCCTGTAACGGTCCGACAATGACGTTTAGCCCATTTATGATGGGCAACGAAACACGACCTGTAGACCCTGATGGCTATGTAAAAAATGCCAACTGGGGTGCACAGGTTAATTTTATGATTCCGCTTGATAGTGGGATGATCGAGCAGTGCAAGGCAATAGCAAAACGACACGAGCAAAAGATGCGGCTTAACTACGAGCTGATTAGAGCAGAAAAATGTGCAGACCTACAACGAAAAGGCTTTACATTTAGACCTGGCTCGCGTGTCGAACACTTGTGTAATGACATAGTTCCAATTGTATCTATAAATAATGCTGGAAGCACTAGTGAGCGTAGCGATAGCCGGGATAGCCGGCGGAGCAGCTCTAAACAATAGACTCCATCAACGAGTCAACAATGTACACGATCGTATTAGTGGTCTCGACCGGCGTATAGATGCAATCGAACTTGGCGTTGCCCAAGATTATGTGTCTAAAGCCGATTTGTCTGTTATGACGAAACGTATGGAAGATCATATGGTACGCATCGAAAATAAACTAGATCAAATCGTACTACGACATGGCGCATAAAAAAGCAACAGAAGATCAATTTAACGAACTGCACAATCTTGTAACCAAAGAGTTTCTCGCTCGTATTAAAACGGGTGAAGCGTCTACACAAGACCTAAAAGCAGCGTGTGACTGGCTCAAAGCAAACGACATCAGTGGTATTGCCTACGAGGGTAATCCACTAGACAAGCTTGCTAGTGTCATGCCACAAGTTGATCCTGAACTCGTAAAAAGTAGACTCTATGGCAAAAGGTAAGACTGCACAACACTATGCCAGTAACGCGAAGTCACGTGCTAAGCACATTCGTGATAACTCTCCTGGCGGTAAATATGCACATTCTAATGCATACAAACGTGAACACTCTAGAGCCCGCCGCGCAGCCGGTATCATGGGCAAAGGTGGTCCTGACATGAGCAAAAAGAATGGCAAATTTGTTAAAGAAAGCCTTAAAATCAATCGCGCACGCGGGGGACGCGACCGCGCATGACTCCTCTCCTGCCTACTCCAAATCACTACCTTCATAATTTAATTACCATGACAAGTTCGGAAGCAACCCGTCTTTGGCGTAAAGCCATTAAGGAAACCTTCGACTGCACATGCGTTTATTGTGGAAAATCTTATGAATTACATGAACTTACTCTTGATCACGTTCGTCCTCGCAGTCTTGGCGGGGAAACGATTACAAGCAACATCGTACCAGCTTGTACCTGTTGTAACCAGAGAAAAGGTAGTGAAGAGTGGCAGGGCTGGATGAGAACAGAATTTGGAGTCAATAGACTTCGCGAACACATCATTCAATCCCATATTAACTAATTATGAAACGTCGCGCAACTGGCCGAGATGAGATGCTGAAGCGTAATCAGCAACGTAAAAGGAAAGCTGCAGCAGCAAAGCCTGCAGCAAAACAATCTACAACTAAAACTGCTTTTAGTGGTAAAAGCTTGATGAACGTTCCTAAAGTTCGTCCAATGAATGCTACCAAAACTGCTTTTAGCGGTAAGAGCTTGATGGAAACTCCAAGGACCTTTCCTGTAGCACCTAAACCCCCAAAAACCAGTAAGCCTGCTTCAAAACCCGCAGCATCTACATCTGCACCTAAGCCTGCAGCTAAACCTGCAACTAAACCTGCTGCTTCTACTCAAGGCAGTAAAACTGGTACTTATGGACAAAACATGCCTTCCAATCCTAAGTACAAAAACGTTACCATGGCACCACGCAGGCGCCGTCCTGGCACTGGTCGTACCGGCCGAGCCGCTGAAATTGCAGCTAACCGTCCTAAGTCTACACGACCCAAGCCTAAAACTCCTGCACAACGCCGTGCAATGCGTCTCCGCGCTCGTAGGGGTCGCTAAATGGCGAAGCGTACTTACAACCGCCGCGGTCGTGTAAAAGCAAAAACACCTGTTACTAGCAGTGCACGTCGCCCTACTCGCGTCAAAGGTGCAGAAACTGCACGTCGCACTGGATCTCCTGACAAAATGACCCGTGGTGGTCAAGGCAGTGGCACTGGAACTGCACGCGTTACCCGTGGCCGCGGTCTTACAACCCGTCAAGGTAGCAGCACCCCTCGTGGTGCAGCGGGTCCACGTTCTGCTCCCGCACAAGGCCCCATGAGGCGTGTGTCAGGTGTTATTGGAGAGCGTCCAAAAGTAAAAAACAACACACCACCTAAACCTAACCGTACACCAAAACCACGTCCTAAAGCAGCTAGTGCTGCTGTTAGAAAACTAGGCATTGGTGCTGGTGCTGCTACTGTTGGTAAAGCTTTGGCACTTTTAGGTATTACTGAAGGACTTGCGCCTCAAAAAGCTGCAGACGGTACGCTAGATGCAGCCCGCAAACGTGGTGACTACAAACCAAAACAAGGTCCGGCTAATCCTGAAAAAGGTATGACACGTGCTCAGTCATTCGATAAAGCATTTGCTGCTGCACGTAAAGCCGGTAAAAAAGAGTTCACTTGGCGTGGTAAACGCTACAACACACGCCGTAAATAAAACCCCTCTATATGCCCCGTAAACGCCGCTCTAGCGCGGTGAAAGAGGTCTCGGTAGTCGATGCTATGCAAGCCGACTTTAAGCTGTTCCTACAGGCTTTGTGGGGGCAGCTTGACCTTCCTTCACCCACACGCGCACAATACGCAATTGCAGACTATCTACAAAATGGACCTAAGCGTCTACAAATACAAGCTTTTCGAGGCGTCGGTAAGTCTTGGATTACTGGCGCTTTCGTGCTTTGGACTTTGTTTAATAATCCAGAAAAGAAAATAATGATTATCTCCGCATCAAAAGAGCGTGCAGATAATATGTCAATCTTCCTACAAAAGCTGATTATTGAAACTCCATGGTTGACTCATTTGAGGCCGAAGAGCGACGACGCCAGATGGAGTCGGATCTCTTTCGACGTAAACTGCTCTCCCCACCAAGCCCCATCCGTCAAATCCGTAGGGATTACTGGCCAATTGACTGGCAGCCGCGCAGACCTTATGATTCTCGATGACATCGAAGTTCCTGGTAACTCGATGACAGAACTTATGCGGGAAAAACTCCTGCAACTTTGTACAGAAGCCGAATCTATTCTTACGCCTAAAGATGATAGCCGGATCATGTTCCTAGGAACTCCCCAAACGGTTTTTACGGTCTATCGCAAATTGGCAGAACGGAATTATCGCCCTTTCGTGTGGCCAGCACGTTATCCCCGTAAAACCAGTAATTATGAAGGATTACTTGCCCCACAACTCCAAGAAGACATTGACGGAGGAGTGGAACCCTGGGACGTAACTGACGATAGATTTGACCACGAAGACCTAATTGAGCGTGAAGCGGCCATGGGTAGGTCTAACTTCCTGCTCCAGTTCATGTTAGACACAAGTTTAAGTGATGCAGAAAAATTCCCGCTTAAAATGGCTGACCTTATCGTTACTTCCGTTAACCCTGATAAGTGTCCTGAGTCAATCATCTGGTGCTCAGACCCCCAAAACGTCATCAAAGATGCGCCAACTGTCGGACTACCTGGAGATTATTTCTACAGTCCAATGCAGCTCCAAGGCGAATGGTTACCTTACGCCGAAACAATCTGCTCAGTTGATCCATCGGGTAGAGGCTCGGATGAGACGACAGCAGCTTATATCTCCCAGCGAAATGGTTTTTTGTACTTGCATGAAATGCGAGCTTACAAGGATGGATACTCAGACAACACGTTACTGGACATTCTAAAAGGTTGTAAAAAGTACAAAGCTTCTACACTCCTTATTGAAAGTAACTTTGGTGATGGCATTGTTGGAGAACTGTTTAAAAAACACATCCAAAACCTTTCAATGAACATTGGTATTGAGGAAACACGTGCAAACGTACGAAAAGAAGATCGTATCATCGATGCTTTGGAGCCTATTCTTAACCAACATCGGTTGGTTGTTGATCGTAGCGTCATTGACTGGGATTACAAATCTAACCCCGATGAGGCACCTGAACGGCGTCTTCTCTACATGTTATTCTACCAAATGAGCCGCATGTGCCGTGAAAAAGGCGCAGTAAGACACGACGATAGAATAGACTGTCTAGCACAAGGTGTTAAATACTTTACAGATGCTTTTGGTATTTCCGCAATGGAAGAAATCAAAGCACGTAAACGTGAAGAGTGGAACCAAATGCTAGAAGCATTTATAGAAGACCCGCAACAATCAGCCAACCACCTCGTGTTTGGTATGACCGCAGAACAACAAAGACAAGCAAGAGGTAAGACATCAGTTGCTAACTGGGTTTAACCAGGGTCCCCACTTATACAAGGGGAGAAGGGTGGACTCCTCTTGTGTTTGGGGAGACATAAAACTCTCCCCTTTACTTATGTCCGCTGAATGGACATCTAAAAAAACATGTATTTATTTGTATGTTAACTAGCCTGTATCACGTATCTAAGTTTATTGAGATAATAGTGATATCATGTATATTAAATCCCGTCAATTGGAATCAATGCGTACGGGTAAACCAATGGTTTCCGCCCTACATACAAGACCTGAAAGACTTCCAAACTAACCCACCATATAGTCAAGAAAAGAGTGCAGTACAATTACGACAAGAATACGACAGATTGCAGCGTCAGTTACCATCGAAACCGTATTGAACCTAATTACTTTGTTGTGTATTACAAAAACATGGCATGTATACGTCTAACTCCTAAAGATGTAGGTCGTGTGTTTGGTACAGCTAAGTTTACCCCTGGTGTCAGTGCTATTCGTGACTGGTGTTATCAAATGATTGAAAAGTACGGTACAGATACTGATAAAGATAATGATGAATACCGTAAATACATAGCTAAGCATGGTTTTGGTCCTGAAGTACATGAAGAACCTAACGACAACACTAAAATGGTAATCTAATGGACTTTCCTATGCCTGATGTCAAGATACTTTCGTGTCTTGTGTGTGGTAAAGATGTCAAAGTAAATGCATCATACCCTATTCGTGAGGTAACTTGTCAAGGTTGTTACGTTACAAGCCGGCAAAAAATTAACAAAAATTTCTGAGGTCTAGTATACGTGATAGCACGGCCGCAGTACCCCCATGCCACCCCTTCGATTGGCACAGGAACAACTGTACTACCCCATGCCTTCTATTGTTTCGCGGTTCTCATTGATTATAGGGGGTGCTGGGGGTCTGTTTGATGTGATCTGTCGGCCGGTTGGCCAACTGTCCACCTTTCGTGGTTATCGGCTGAATTTTTGCAATCATAGGGTCACCGATCGAGAGGAGCCGACGCGAAGTCAGGCCAACCCACGATCGATAGAGCAGCGGCTTTCACAGCCACCGCTTGACACCTAAGCCCAGCCCGCTAGGCTGGACACGAGCAAACCACCACCGACCGCTCACCATGACAACACTAGAAGCAGCCGCAGAGTTCGGCATCTTTGACACCAAAGAAGCCACAGCATTCTGCAAGCAACACGACCTAGACTTCAAGGACGCACTCAAGGAGCTAGGTGATATGGCATTTGATGCCGTCACCCTCTGCGAATGGATTGGCTATTGATCATGGAAGATCAGACCTATACCGTGATCCAACGCACAACCCGTGACGTATGGGAACACAAGGCCGCAACCAGCGACCTGATGGAGGCACTACAGTTAGCCTCTGACCTGTGCAACGCTAACGGCGTGGCTCGAACCATTGTCCTGGACCGCATGGGCTGGACCGTAGGGATTGAGTCATGACAAGAGCACAGGCAATCAGCGAGTGGCGCGAATGCATCGGCCAGATGTATCGAGGCGACCGCATCGCTCAGCACGAGAGCTGGCTTAACTTTTGTGACCTTCTCAACGAGGAAGGACGTATCACACAAAAGCAGCGCGACAATTGGAGCAGCCCCGTAAAGGCAAACCGCTACTGATTCACCATGACACGCACCAAGCCAAGGGCTAACGCCCGCCACATCAAGGGCATGCTGATGCTTGCCAACACTGCGGACCTGTTCGAGGGTCAGCAGTGGTACCAGAGAGCCTACGACCTCGCTCTTAGGTTGGTCCATGCTTACGAGCCCATCAACCTAGGCCAGGCCATCGGCGTCATCGCCGCACTAAGCCCCAACAACAAGTGGGAACGTAACTGCCAGGACGCAGAACAGCTGATCAAGGCATGGCACTGCGGTGCTGATATGGACGCCGTTAAGGTGTGCACATTCAACACCAACAAGGCCAAGGCTTGGCGGATCTTATGCGAACAGGAGACGGACCCGCTAGACGTGCTCAGTGGTCGCAAGGTCAGAGCCTTCTACCGTTGTATCAGTGGATACAATGACAGTGTTTGTATTGATGGACACGCTTACGCCATTTTCATAGGCGAGAGGGTGCCAACAACGCAAACACCGAGCATAGGTAAAGCGCTATACGCTGCCATTGAGCGCAGCTACGTGCTAGCCGCCCAGTCTAGCTATGATTTGTGCGGACACGTGCTGACACCTGCTCAGGTGCAAGCTGTAACGTGGGTTACCTACCGCAGGCTCATCCAGGAGGCAGCTTGACGGTCCCACTGGCCCATTTCCGCAAGGATTGGGCCTCTGGGGCACTCAAAACGCCCTTTTTCCACAGTCACAAGGCAAGGACGCACCCATGCTTGACATTGAACCCGAGAAGCTAGCACAGGCTATGGTTGACCGCCTCAAGGAGGATGACCTGCGCGAATATGTGCTAGAGGATCTCACTGAGATTTACACGGACCTGCAACACGACAGCCCGTTTGAATATCAGGAGGTCATCCAGCAACTCTACCCACAAGACGTATGATCCACTACGAATCACGAGAGCAGGAGGCAGCCAAGTTCCAAGAGGTCTGCTTGATCCTCGCCATGCAAGGCTTGGAGGAGGATCCCGAGGAAATCGAGGACATGGCGCACCGCATCATGGACAACCCAGCACACTACCCAACTTTCTTCCCTGGCACTTACGATCATGCGTAAAGTCTACACGTTCCACCTGCCCACCAAGGAGCCCAACAAGGTCTTCAAGGTGCGCCGGTATATCTTGACCGCACCACGTATCACACGCCTCAACGAGCTGCAGATGAAGCTAGGCTGCTGTCAGTCAGCTGCCTATGTACATCTCCGCCGTGAGGAACGGACACAGCAACCACAGCTGGCTTACTTCCCCAATCGCTTGATTGCATTATGACTTTCAAAGTTATTCTTGAGGACAACTGGACAAACAAACTTACGTTTGCAACAGTTGAAGACTGCAAGGACATGGATGAGTTAATTGAGCATATCCATGCTGAGTTTCCTTCACACACCATCGAACAAATCACCCCTGTTTCCTAATCATGACCCCAAACATCCCAGGCATTGCAGACTTCATCAACCAGGCTCATTCTGAGACACTGGACTACATCGAAATTGAGTTGATGGAAAGACTTCTACGTATCGATCGTCTTAACAAGATGAGAGATGATCTGGCTGAGATTAAACAACTCTGCAAGGAGGCAGAGTGATCTGGTCAGAAGTTAACATTATCTTTGCTATTGTGGGGATGATAGGGTTGTTTTCAACTGCTATAATCTGGCAGCGGGCCAACCGCATCACTTCACGATACTATGGACACGGACGCAATCACAAGGAGGATTGAACAACTCACACAAGACTACGAGAGAGGGTTATTGACTAGGGAGCAGCTTTGTTCCCTAGTCTTTTTGCTCGATCGTAGGTCTTTTCACAGTCGCAAGGACGCACCATGACAGAATACGAACTGGAGTTTACTGATGGTGATGTACGCTACATTCTAGCTAAGGACTTAGAGGAAGCAGCCTGGGCTGCGATTGACCTCGCATTCAACCTCGACAAAAACCTTAAGAACATCATCCCAACTTATGTCAAACAAAAGATACTTCCCACACAAATGGGAACTGATTAAGAGCTGCCCAGCCATAGCCTTTCCCAGCATTGAGTTTGATCACTTCATGGAATGGAAGGTGGGAGGTTGGGAATTACCTGAGCAAATTAGTTGCGTAATACGCACTGATGAGGTAAAAACAGGTAAGGTGAAAGAGTTCACCTACAAAAGCACACACTACGCACAACGAAAGGTCGCAGAGTTAATTAACAAAGGCGGCCATGATATTACTATTTGCACCCATGACACAGTACACTTCGTCCCCCACGACTTTGCTGACGATGATGACGACTGATCATCCTGTTGTTAGTAAATTGATTGCAGATGTTGAAGCACACCCACACAGGGATGAGCTGATCAATATCATGTTTGAACAAATCCTTGACGACGACTATCAAGTATGATTCCTGAGACTGAGATCGAGAAGCAGTGGCAGCTGGAGCGTGATGCACTAGCACAAGGAGCCACTAAGATTCGTAAACAAGAAGACAAAGCATTGGCACGTGAGTATGCTTCATCTCTTGTGACTTCTCAGTCATTCATGAACACTTACCTGCCAGCTGTGTGTGACACGATCAAGCGTGAGCGTGAGTACAAGCTAGGACGTGGCAACGGTCAATACTTTATTGAGATTATTAACTATCTCAATGACTTGGAAGACCTTGCCTGTGCGGGTATTGCACTCAAAGTTACGTTTGACAAAGTGTTCAGCCTTGTTGAGGATGCTAACAAACTTGTAAGCATTCAGAAATCAATCGGCACTGCTATCGAACAGGAGTGTCAGATCAGGTACTATGAGCGTGTTGCACCTGGCTTGATGAACTACGTGGTCAAAAAGTACTGGCACTCTGCAGCGGGCACACAGCAGCGCTACAAGGATGCACGCATCATGCTTGAGCGGAATGGATACCATTGGAAGAAATGGGGACCGATCATCCGTGTTAGGCTTGGCAACTGGTTGCTTGACTGCATCCTGAGGCAAGAGCCTAACCTATTTGAAACGGTTATCATGCGTACCAATAAGAAAACCACTACTTATCTGATACCGACCGCATATTTTGCAGACGCAAAGCAGCAGTTGTTTAAGGAGTTACAAGACCACGCATTCTTGACGTGGCCTATGTTGATTCCACCAAATGACTGGACAGAAGACACAGCTGGTGGCTACCTTTCCAACGAGGTTATGCGTGAACATGACATGGTTCGGCGAGGGTCCCCACTTATACAGGGGGAAACCACCTACCGGTTCCTGAACAAGATTCAGCAAACGGCTTTCACCCTGAATAGATTTGTTGTTGATGTCGCAAAACAACTGGAAAAGAAGGGACGTACTGTTGGTAAATTCATACCAGAAACAGACATCCAAGAACTACCAAACAAACCACTTGACATTGACACAAATGAAGAAGCTAAACGTGAGTATAAACGTAGACGCAGGGATGTAGAGAACCACAACCGTATCCAGACACAAAAGTGTGTAAGGACACGCATGACAATGGAATGTGTGCGTAGGTTTGAGGTCTATGATAAGTTCTATCTACCATGGTCTTATGACTATCGTGGGAGGACATACCCTGTGTCTGCATTTCTCACACCACAAGATACTGACTTCGGTAAGTCACTATTGAGATTCTATGTTGAGAGTTTTGTCGATGAAGTAGCAGTTGACTGGCTTAAGTTCCATGTCGCTACACAATACGGACTCGACAAGTCACCCATCAAAGAACGTATCTCGTGGGTAGAGAACAATCACACACTGATAGAAAAGATAGCTACAGATCCCATTGGTAACTTACATGAATGGGAAGTAGCGGACGAACCGTTTCAGTTCCTAGCTGCATGTGAGGAGTACTATGCTTGTGTCATTTCTTGTAATCGTCATTACACTGGTCTGCCTATTGCTGTGGATGCGACCTGCTCTGGTCTGCAAATCCTGGCTGGGCTTGCACGAGATGCATCAACGGCTAAGCTTGTTAATGTCATCCCTAGTGACAAACCACAAGACGCCTACAAGGTGATTGCAGACGCTAGTAAGCCAAACATACCTGAGTGTCTTCATGATGTCTGGGACAGAAAATGTACGAAACGTACAGTTATGACAGTTCCTTACAATGCGAAGCCCTTCAGCAATCGTGGCTATATTAGGGATGCACTGGCAGAGAAGAACGTGGAGGTACACAATGAGGTACTAACCCAGGTTGTCTCTGCTGTGCGTCAGGCTATGGATGAGGTCGTTCCTGGTCCTATGGCTGTCATGAAGTGGATTGAGTCCACTGTTGCTGAGCTGATCAAAGCAGGTGCAACTGAACTTACATGGACTACACCATCAGGCTTCACAGTCACCCAACGGCTGATGAAACCAACGGTAGAAGAAGTACAACTTAAACTTCTGGGTCGTGTTAAAAAAGTATCAGTTGCAGTTGGCGCGTCAGAAGAAGTAGATCTATTACATCACAAGAACGCAACCGCACCCAACCTTATCCACTCACTTGATGCTAGTCTACTCCACATATCTGCGCTCCGCTTTGACGCTCCGCTGGCCCTCATACACGACTCGGTTCTATGCCGCAGTAGTGATATGTCTATTTTGTCAGCAATCGTACGAGAAACTTACATGCACCTTTTTGCGGAGCATGACTATCTGAATGAATGGGCCGAGCAAGTCGGCGCAACAACCAAACCACCGATCATCGGTGACCTTGAACCGTCATCGGTGATTGAATCAACCTATTTTTTTTGTTAATGGCACGAACCACCTTCGTCACTAAAGAGCCTGTAGTCCTGGAGGGTTATCAGGCTGTGCTGAAGCCTTCCAAGTTTGGCTATTCAATTTCTGTTATTCTAGATACAGAGTTAGTAGAACAACTTGAAGATGATCGAGTTGAAACCCTTAAATGGGCTGAATCAAAACTAAAGAACCCAAAGCGATCCGTTCTTAAGCTTGCACCTTGGGAAGAAGTGTCTGAGGGTAAATACAAAACAAAACTCTCTTGGAATGAAGAGACTAAACCACCTGTTGTAGATACTGAAGGTTCACCTGTTACAGATATAGATACGCCTCTCTACAGTGGATCTAAAGTCAAGATTGCTTTTTACCAAAAGCCGTACATTCTCAAAGATAATGTCACCTATGGCACCTCACTGAAATGCGTAGGCATTCAGATTGTTGCTCTGAGTAGTGCTGCTGGTGTTGACACTGGCGACCTGAGCGATAGCGATGTTGCAGAACTTTTTGGCAAAACACAGGGTTTCAAAGCAGGAGACCCAAACATCACCCCAACCACCACCACCGAAGGAGCAGACGATGACTTCTGATGTTGTAATCACTAAAGACTCAGAGCTTGGTCTCTGGGAGTGCCGGCTCACCATTGAGCTGCCTACCATTACTGTCACCCGACACAAGAAAGATAAGTCGGATTTCCGTTACGAGATGAGCCGCGCTGTTACTGACGTGGTAGAGCAGATCGTTGAGGGGCTTATTGAAGATGAGTGCTGATGGCATTCAGATCAAAGTTGGAGGAACGGGTTGCTGACCTGCTCACCAATCTTGGTGTAACGTACGAGTACGAAAGCACTAAGATTCCTTATGTCATTCAGCACACGTACACCCCTGACTTCTGCCTGCCTAATGGTATCTGGTTAGAAACTAAGGGTTATTGGGACGCGAAAGACCGTAAGAAGGTATTGGAGGTGATCAAACAAAACCCTCTGGTTGACCTCCGTATGGTCTTTCAAGCCCCTTACAATACAATATCTAAGAAATCTAAAACCACCTATGCCCAATGGTGCGAGCGCCACGGCATAAAATGGAGCTCCTATGCTACCATCCCTATCGAATGGCTCACTTGAAAGTGAGTTTGTAAGGCATGAACCTTGCCCAAACTGTGGCTCGTCAGATGGCAATTCTCTGTACTCTGACGGCCACACTTTTTGTTTTGTCTGTCACCACTATGTTCATGGTGACGGCACTACTAACCACCACCACACAATGACCACCAATGTTCAGCTACGAGGATCAGCCGGACGGCTGCAGAAGCGAGGAATCTCTGAGCAAACATGCGAGAAGTTCAAGGTCTACCGAGACGGAGAACTACTACGCTTCTATTATTATGACAGCTCTGGTACACTTCTTGGAGCCAAGGTAAAAGGCAAAGACAAGACGTTTACGTGCGAGGGTAAGGTCAACACCCTGTTCGGCATGCAGCTGTTCAGGCACAAGACAACCAACAAAACAAAGAAGCTCGTCATCACTGAAGGCGAGATGGATTGCCTGTCTGTATGGGAGGCACAACCCAACTGGGATGTTGTCTCGATTCCTAACGGAGCACCGGCAGCAAAGAAAGCAATCCAAAATCATTATGAATGGATAAACCATTACGACAAGATTGTCCTATTCTTTGACAACGATGAGCCCGGCCAGAAGGCCGCGACTGACTGCGCTGGGGTCTTACCCCCTGGCAAGGTTTTCATCGGCGCTCTAGAGGACTACAAGGATGCCTCAGAGGCACTACAAGCGGGTGATTCGGAGGCAGTGCGAGCCGTCTGTAACTATGACCATGTGTTGTACCGACCAGACGGCATTGTCGATGGCAAAACTCTGCTAGACTTAGTTACCAAACCTTCCAAACCTTGCGACCATGAATACCCATTTGCGGGACTCCAACGAATCACTCACGGTGTTAGATACGGTGAGCTTGTCACTATTACTGCAGCGACTGGCGCAGGCAAGTCCAGCTTCTGTCGAGAACTTTGCACTCACTTCCTACAAAGGGGCGAACGGGTTGGTTACCTGGCGCTTGAAGAAAGCAACAGACGAACAGCTCTGGGCTTGATGAGCGTTGCTTGTGGCAAACCATTCCATATCGGAGAGCACGAGAAGGCGTCGCTACAAGATGCATATGGCAGGACAATGGCTACTTGGAATCTCTATTTGTATGATGGTTTTGGTAGCTATGATCCTGATGTTATCTATAATCGCATTGAGTATTTGGCAAGCGGACTCGATTGCCGTATTGTTTTTCTGGATCATTTGTCTATCCTTCTTAGCGGTCTTGAAGGTGAAGAGCGGCGGATGATTGACCAGACCATGACCAAGCTACGGTCACTGGTCGAACGGACAGGCATTGCCTTGTTCCTTGTCTCACACTTACGCCGCACACAATCAGATCATAACCATGAAGAAGGCGCAAGAGTTACGATTGGACAACTTAGAGGAAGTGCGAGCATTGCTCAACTTTCTGACGGAGTTATCGCACTCGAAAGGGATCAACAAAGTGGACCTGAACACGCTGCTACAACTATTAGAGTCCTCAAGAATAGATACTCTGGCGAAACAGGCGTGGCTGGACAGTTGACTTATGACCTTGACACCTGTAAATTTACTGAACATGAAGCTGAACCCGATTTCAACCCGTCTACCGATTTCTAGCACGGTGCTTGACCTTCGCAAACCTAATCCACCTACGGCTGAAGCAGTTAAAAAAGCACAGTTCGTAGATAAAACCTACCACTGGAAAAATGCTGGTATTCGACCTGGAGACCGACGGCCTTCTAAATGATTTTACCCACATACATTGCCTTGCAATCCACGATACTGAGACAGATGAGACGCTTGCATACAATGACAGCGGCACTCAGCCGCCCATCTCTGCAGGTGTTACAAGGCTGGAAGAAGCAGATCGAATAGCCGGACACAATATCATATCTTTCGATATACCCTGTATCAAAAAGATCTTTGGTTTCTTTGATCCGCAAGGTGAGGTGATTGACACCCTTTTGCTGAGCAGGCTATACCATCCTGACATGCTAGGCTTAGACAAGAAGCACCAATGGAAACACATGCCATTGCAGCTGTATGGTCGCCACTCGTTGGAGTCCTATGGCTACAGGCTGGGTGAGTACAAAGGTGGCTTTGCTAAGGATACTGACTGGAAGGAGTGGAGCCAAGAGATGGAAGACTATTGTGTACAGGATGTAAACGTCACTGTTAAATTATGCCAACACTTCCGCCCTTACCTGACTGGGTTGCGTTAGAGCACCGAGTCGCACACCTTATGACTAAGCAGGAGCTACATGGATGGTATTTTAATGAACGCGCTGCATGGCAGCTTGCATCGGCTCTCCAAAAAGAGCTGGAAGAAACTAAGAAAGTATTACGAGACAGGCATCCTTTCGTCGAAGGCTCGACGTTCAATCCTAAAAGAAATAACAAAGTACAAGGATACTTTCAAGGCTGCCCGTCAACCCGGCTTAAAGAGCTGAATCCCACATCGCGAGATCATATTGCATGGATCCTTTCCACATTCTATGGCTGGAAGCCGACCCAGTTGACAACTACTGGGAAACCTGTTATCGACGAGACCATATTGATGGAGATTGCCTCCGGTGGGATTACGATTGCAGGGGACTTCGCGAAGTGTCTCGATATTACGAAGAAGTTGGGGATGATCTCGGAAGGCACGAACGCATGGCTGAAGCTGTGTACGACTGCTAGCCGAGTCCACCACCATTGTTCTGTTGGGTGTGCTACGTTCCGTATGTCGCACAAGAATCCCAACCTAGCCCAGGTACCGAGTGACTCAAGATTTAGACAACTATTTGTACCAACTCCGGGTCAAGTTATGGTCGGTGCTGATCTTGCTGGCATTGAGCTTCGCATGTTGGCACACTATCTCGCCCGTTACGACGGTGGTAGATACGCCGACATCCTTCTCAACGGAGACATCCACCAAGTAAACGCTGACAAGATCGGTATCTCAAGGAAACTTGTAAAGACCGTAACCTATGCCTTCCTGTATGGGGCAGGCAACGAAAAGATTGGACTCAGTTATGACTCATCTCTCAGCACATCTAGAGCTAAATCCAAAGGTAAAGAGATTCGCGATGCGTATGTTGAGGCGATTCCTGGTCTTGATTCGCTCCTTGCTGCTGTTAAAGCTGCGGGTGATCGAGGCTTTGTTAAGGCAATTGACGGTCGCCGAGTACCGCTCGACTCATCTCACAAAGCCCTTAACTTCTTACTCCAAGGGTCAGCTGCTGCGCTTGCGAAAAGATGGCTAGTTATAAACCAAGAAACAATTGACAACACACAACTATGCTGCTCTCAGCTAGCGTTCGTTCATGACGAACTACAGTTTGAGTGCGATCCACAACATGCAGAAGATTTATCAACATCCCTGGTATACAGCGCTGCAGCGGCTGGCGAGTTCTACAAACTTAGAATCCCAATCGCAGCAGAAGCCAAAATCGGGAACAACTGGGCAGAGGTGCACTGATGAAACTGTACATCGACGCTGACTATATTGTCTATAAGGGTTGTGCTGCAGCAGAGACAGAGATTGACTGGGGATCCGACGTGATCATGGTCACCTCTAAGTTTTCTGACGCATATAAAAACATTCTTAAAGACATCGATAAAATCGTTGGAGAGTTTGGCAGTTTCGCAGAACCTGTGCTATTCTTTTCTGACTCGGTTAACTTTCGGAAATCGATCCTCCCATCTTACAAAGGACATCGCAACCGAAAGAAACCGTGTGGCTACAAACGTGTGATCAACCAACTCAAGACTGAGTACAAGGTTGTGATCATGGATACTCTTGAGGCAGATGATGCCATGGGGATTTATGCCACAAAATTTTCAGGCAATGTCATCGTCTCGCCAGACAAGGATATGCGACAGATCCCCGGATCTTTGTACAACCTTGACGAACGGGTCACAGTCACGCCTACAGAGGGCGCTAAATGGCACCTCATTCAAACACTAGCTGGTGACCAGACTGATGGTTACTCTGGTGCACCTGGGGTAGGTGTGAAGCGAGCAGAAATCCTGTTTGACAAACACGGCTACAGCTGGGAAACCGTAGTCAATGCATTCAAGGAAAAGGATCTCGGTGAAGAGATTGCTCTACAAAATGCACGACTCGCTAAGATCCTTACCGTTGATGACTATGACTTCAAACAACGATGTCCGATTCCTTGGACCCCCGCCCCCGGTTACAGAGTTGACGATGGAGCAAAGCTTCAAGATGAGAAGGATGAGAGACCTGCTGCCTAACGCAGATAAGGAAGATCTCATCACATTGCTTGACGCCTTGCAACATCAGAACTTCTGTTTATGTAACACTGTAAGTAACTTAGTAAAAAATTGGCCCGCCCATCCTACTACACCCGAGGCACAATAGAAGTCTGGGACTTCATTCGTGATCAACAGCTTAACTACTTTCTCGGGAACGCAATTAAATACATCTGCCGTGCAGGCTACAAAGACTGCAGGATTGAAGACCTGCAAAAAGCTATCACCTACCTTGAGAAAGAACTAGAAAATGTCGCTCCTATCGAACCAAGCCATCGAGTTCCGCCAAGCGTTCAATATACGGAACGATTTACAGAAGCGGAACCTACAGAAGTCTTTGATCGTTGAGGAGTTCAAAGAGTTTCTCGAATCTCATCAGCAAATGCAGCTGATCCATCCTCAGGACCGGGAGGCTTGCCTAAAAGAGCTTGCTGACCTAGTATATGTGTGTGCTCAGTACGCTGAGAACATGGACTGGGATCTAGAGCAAGCTCTCCGCCGTGTCCATAAATCGAATATGTCCAAGCTAGGAGAAGACGGCAAACCGATCTACCGCGAGGACGGAAAAGTCCTCAAAGGACCAAACTATCAACCACCTGATTTATCTGATTTAGTATGAAAACCCTGGAACAACTTCGCGACGAACTGATTGAAAAATATAACAAGTGCCAGCAACAACTGCTTGCACTGCAAGGTGCTGTTGAAGCTATGCAGCTAGCAATTGAAGAGCGTGATGCTCCTGTTGTAGAAGCAGAAACCACCGAAGAAACCACTACCAACGAATAATGTCTGATCTCATCTCCCGTACTGGTCGCGTCCAAAACTGGATCGATGACCCAACTTCCCGCCTGCCTGTCAGCTGCACAATCTTTAAAGTTGATGACTCTTGTGAGGGTCCAGAAGGTATTGAAGCTAGCTGGCGCTTTGCGTCACATGCTCTGAGGAATGGAGCGGGAGTTGCTATCCACCTGTCCGAACTTCGCCCGAAAGGAACTGAAAATGGAAAGGGACTTGTCGCTAGCGGCCCGGTTTCATTTGGCCAAATCTATTCGACCCTTAACTCTGTACTCCGACGTGGTGGAGTCTATAAAAATGGTGCTGTGGTCCTGCACTTGGACCTGTGCCACGCTGATGCTCTTGAGTTTATACAAGCTCCACGTCATGAGCTACCTTGGGCTAAACGATGCATCAACATTACAGATGAATGGTGGGAGGCGTGTTCTTTTAAGGAGGAACTACTCAATGGCATTAAGTCCGGTGACATTTGGCTCAACAAAGTAAAGTATGACAAAAAAGGCAACCGTATTCGAGGCAACGTTTGTCTCGAAGTGTACCTGCCTAGCAGAGGAACCTGTCTCCTACAGCATGTTAATCTTGGAGCCTGTGAGTTCGATGACATTCCAAGAGCTTTCGTCGAAGGTATGTCTGAACTGTGTGCACTGCATGCAACCACTGGAGTTGGTGCGAGTGGTGAATACCTCTCACCCGAAACAGACCGGCAAGTCGGCCTTGGAATGCTCGGACTTGCAAATCTCTTTCGACGTGTAGGTGTTAGTTATGAACAATTTGGACGTGCACTTGAACAATACAACGATGGCGAGATTGTCCAGACACCTGCATTCGAGCTGGTCTCTCAATTCGCTTCCGGCATCGACTCTGCTGCAAGCATCGCACGCAGTTACACGATGGACCGAGCTTTCGCAATCGCTCCTACTGCAAGCTGTAGCTACCGCAGTAAGGATGTAGATGGTTTCACCTGCACTCCTGAGATTGCACCACCTATCTCCCGTGTCGTTGACCGGGACAGTGGCACCTTTGGTGTCCAATCATATTTCTATGGCGATGTAGAGATCGCATCAGAGGTCGGCTGGGACGCTTACAAGCGTGTGGCTGATGGTATGATGACGATGCTCGATCGCACTGGGCTTCTTCACGGGTATAGCTTCAATAGCTGGAGTGATGTTGTCACCTATGACAACGCCTTTATCGAAGAGTGGCTAAAGAGTCCCCAGACTTCCTTGTATTATTCGCTCCAAGTTATGAGTGATACACAAGATAAATCTGATGCGTATGCCGCTCTTGATCAACAGGATGTAGACGACTACCTTGCAGATTTACTTAATGAAAAAGAACCTACCTGTGACTGCCAAGAATGAAGAAACATCCTTATCAACAACTACTAGAACGCAAACGGACATGGACCCCTGTGGCTACTACCAAAGGGAAGTGCAAGGATGGAGCGGAAGAGACTCTGCGCCGTGCACTTGCCTTGCGACATATGGAACTACCTGTGGGAGATTTTATTCGTGATGCGCTCGCCTCTGAAGTTCCACTTCTCGCACGTGAGATACTGGAGAGCAATGTCCAAGACGAGATTAAGCACGACAGGGCTCTGGGTTATGTCGCCGATGCTTGGGGTGCTGATCCGAAAGCTGAACGGGAAGCCCTCGCACTCCGTGATGCGTGGACAGAACATCCTGATCACACTCTCCTCAAAGCCATGGTTGCTGAACGTGCAATTTTTTTCGTCCTACTACCCTTCATGCGGTTTGCTGGTGACGCGGGAATGCGAACTGTCAGCGCTGACATCAGTAGAGACGAACAAGTTCACGTCGCAACAAATAGTTTGGTTTGTAGAGAGCTTGGGCTGGAAGCTTCGCCGTCTTTGGACAAACTCCGTAAGGCGACTATTGCCTGGGTCATGCAACCATTAGGCAAAAGTGACGATAAATATTTGGACAAAAAATTTTGGCTGGATTCTAGCGACCGGCTGATGTATGAGGGCAAAGCACCACAACTTGCTGACACACAGCGAGCACGTATGCCTGCCTTCTTTGAACATGCAAATCAAAACCTCCCACAATATGCTTAACTTTCTTACACCCGAGAAACTGTTAGCAGAGCTAGAAGAAAAATTTCCTCCACCCTTCACCGGACCAGAAGACAAGATCCAACACATCATGTTTAACGCTGGTCAACAAGACATTATCCATTGGATTAAACAACGCATAACTGAGGATTAATTATGGCTGGCTTTAATTGGCACGCACTCTCGACTAAACAAAAGAAAAAGCTTGCAAAGAGAACTCGTGCAGCGCAAGCGACAGGTATGAGTGTACACGCAGCTACGGGTGCTGCTGCAGACAGTATGGGTATCAGGGAGACACCTGTACAACAGGCTTCAATACCAACTCCAACTGCACCTGTACGTATTAAAAAACCAACCCAAGAGAATGCAACTCTTGCACAGGCTGGTGCAGGTGTAGGTAGAGCAAGTCGTAAAAAGAAAGCACGTCGTACTGATCAACTGAGGATTGCACGTAACCGTGGAAGCATGGGACGTGGATCACGAACTGGCACTGGATTGAACACAAATTACGTTTAAAAAATGACAGCTAAATCTAGATACGATGCACTAAGCAGTGGCCGTACATCGTTTCTTGACATTGCTGTTCAATGCTCTGAACTTACTCTTCCTTATCTCATCCAACGTGATGAGATGCGGAGTTCCCATAAAACCCTTACACAACCTTGGCAAAGCGTAGGTGCTAAGGCAGTAGTAACCCTTGCATCTAAGTTGATGCTGGCTCTGCTGCCGCCTCAAACTACGTTCTTCAAGTTGCAGATTAAAGACGACAAGCTTGGCACTGAGTTGCCTGCTGAGATTCGATCTGAACTTGACTTGAGTTTTGCTAAACTTGAGCGTATGGTGATGGACTCTATCGCTGCTTCTAGCGATCGTGTCACTGTACACCAAGCCATCAAACATCTTGTTGTTGGTGGCAATGCTCTGTTGTTTATGGGTAAGGATGGGATTAAGCATTACCCATTGAACCGCTATGTTGTAGAACGAGATGGTAACGGCAACGTAATTGAGATCGTAACCAAAGAAAACATTAACAAAAAACTTTTGCCTGTTGATATTGTCAAAGATCCATTGCAGGTCAATGATATATCAACTAACCAAAGCGGTGACGTAGAAGTTTATACACACTGTAAACTACAAAACAATCGCTGGGTCTGGCACCAAGAGGTGTATGACAAAGTGATTCCTAACACTCAAGGTAAAGCTCCTAAAGAGGCATCGCCTTGGCTTGTGCTACGATTCAATTCTGTTGATGGTGAGAACTATGGTCGCGGCCGAGTCGAAGAGTTTATTGGTGATCTTAAGTCACTCAATGCACTCTCTCAGGCCATCACAGAAGGCTCTGCAGCAGCTGCAAAAGTGATCTTTCTAGTGTCACCCTCCTCTACCACCAAACCTCAGACTCTGAGCAAGGCTGGTAACGGAGCAATCATTCAAGGTAGACCTGATGATATAGGTGTTGTACAAGTTGGCAAGACCGCTGATTTTGCTACAGCACTACAACAAATGCAGACCCTTGAGCGGCGCATCTCTGAAGCATTCCTTGTACTGACCGTACGACAATCAGAACGTACCACAGCTGAAGAGGTACGCCTCACACAACTAGAACTTGAGCAACAACTTGGTGGATTGTTTAGTCTGCTGACAGTAGAGTTCCTTGTACCGTACCTCAATCGTAAGTTGATGGTAATGCAACGCAGTGGTGAGTTGCCTCGATATCCTAAAGATCTAGTCAAGCCCACCATTGTTGCTGGTATCAACGCACTGGGTCGTGGTCAAGATCGTGAATCTTTGACTGCATTTATCACAACCATTGCACAAACCCTTGGACCTGAAGCATTGATGAAACATCTCAATGCTGATGAAGCTATCAAGCGTTTGGCTGCTGCACAAGGTATTGATGTTCTGAACCTAGTTAAGTCTATGGATCAGCAACAGGAAGAAATGCAGCAGAACATGCAGATGCAAGAACAGATGGAGCTTACTAAGCAAGCTGCTGCGTTGGAGTCTACTCCAATGAATGATCCATCTAAAAACCCTGCCCTAGCTGCTGAGCTAGAGCAACAACAACAACCACCTATTGAATAATGGCAGAAGTATTTACATCCGACAACAGCGTGCCTGCAGAGGTAATGGAAAGCCAAGAGGCAGACATTGCAGATTCTCTACGTGTCGGAGAAGAATTAGAAGCAGCTCACGAACAACGTTTGGCTGGTAAGTACAACAGTACAGAAGAACTAGAAGCTGCTTACCTTGAACTTCAAAAGAAACTTGGAGGCCAAGAAGAAGAAGAGTATGAAGAGCAAGAAGAGCAAGAAGAGTTTGACGATGGCGGTTTGTATGATATCCTAGATGCATACTATGAGACTGGTGAAATCACTGATGAAGCTCTAGAAGCTATCGATCAAATGTCAGCTAGTGATGTATTTGCATTGATGGCTGACCGATCTCCTGCTGGTCAAGATTTATCTGATGGAGAAATCGGTGCTGTATATGAAGCCGTTGGTGGTCAAGATCAGTACAGTGCTTTGATTGAGTGGGCAGGAGAAAACTTTTCTGAAGCAGAAATTGATGCCTACGATGCTGTAATCGAAAGCGGCAACATGTCTCAAATTAACCTCGCACTTCAAGCACTTTATTATCGGTACACAGACGCTATGGGACAGGACGGAGAACTTCTACAAGGAAAACCTGCGGCTGCACAATCTGCATTCCGCAGTCAACAAGAACTTATTCAAGCAATGAACGATCCCCGGTACGACAATGATCCAGCGTACCGGCAGGATGTATTGACCAAATTGGATCGCTCTGATCTCTCTTTCTAATGAACGACACCCAAATCTGGCCCACTGAACCACGTATGTACATCGACGAAAACTCCATCCCTCATAACGAACGCGCCGAGCGTCTTAATGGCAGGCTTGCCATGCTCGGTGTGATGGCTGCGCTTGGAGCGTATGCTTTCACTGGTCAAATTATCCCTGGTATCTGGTAATGCCTTATGGTCCTGGCACCTACGGTTCTAAAGTAGGTCGCCCTAAAAAAGCAAAAAAACTTTCACCCGGACAAAAGAAGATCGCTAGCAAAGCCGGCAATCCTAACAAGATTGAGAAGGCTGACTTCACCAAACTTCGCAAGATGAAGTGATGGCACACAAAGGTAAAGGATCTTGCGGAGGCAAGAAAGGTGGCAAAGGCTACAAAAAGTAGTACACGT